AAGCGCAGGGCTTCTAACTTCAGATGCAGATATTACTTGGGTAAACATTTCAGGTTCACAGGATGCAACATTCTTTACTGCTTGGGATAATCTTTCTGCTGGTAACTTTTTGTTCTCAGGAACTATTACTGGTAATCCTTATACTGCTGGTGATACCTATACGTTGGCTTCTGGTTCTTTAACAGCATCTCTAACTATCGCAAGTTAAAATGACTCAGAAGTTAGTCCTTGATACAGGGCAACTAGATTCAGATTTTGTTTACGCTACTTTCGGTGTAATTCTTGATGATCCTCTAAGAAGTAAATTAGATGAATCAGCGTTAAATCCTCAATCAAGTTTTAACTATGGTTCTGCTGCTTTAGGTGATTTGGTTTCGACTGGTCAATCAAGCAGAGAAATTGAAGTTACTGGTGAAAGTAATTTTGGTGCTATCACTTCGATAGCCCAAGCAGGTGTCACACATTTTGTTTCTGGTGTTACAAGTTTTGGAAGCCTAGAGGCGACAGCAAACACAACACCAATAATCTTGCCAACATTTGATGCACAACTAGGTTCACTTGTTGCTTCAGTTAATGCTGTAACAACTATTACTGCTCAGGCTGTTTCAACATTAGGTTCTTTAACTGCTTCATCTAGTGCAACTCCTCAAGTGGATGTGACTGCTGTTGCTGTTCTTGGCTCTTTGATTGCTTCTGCAACAACAAGCCAACCTGAACCACCAACCCCAGGTGTTTATGGTTCTAACGGTTATGTTCCTATCAAGAAAAAGGAAGTTAAAAAAGAACCAGTTTTTGTTCCTGAGATTCCTGAGATTATTGATACACCAGAATTAGAGCCTTTGATTAAATCTGTTTTCGCTAAAGGATCATCTGATTTGTTTGGGCTTTATGCTCAGTCTGGAAATCGTATAGACTTTTCTATATTGGCTGATGAGGCTGAGATTTTGTCGCTTCTATAAAGGTAGGTTATGACTTTTCAAACAGCGCAATTCACAGTTGGCACAGCAGCCGTTCAAATCATTGCTCCTCAAACTAATCCAACTCAAATAATTTTGCATAATGCTCAGAAGCAATCAAATAACTATATTTGGTTTGGTGGTTCAAGTGCAGTCACCACTTCTAATGGAATACATTTAGACAATGCTGACGATTATCAATTGGTTTTGCAACCAGGTAATTCTTTATGGGCAATTTCTGATTCAAACCATTCTTTACACGTTTCTTGGCAGGTTCTCTGATGCCTTATTTCATAACTGATTCATCACCTGATTGTTCAGGTTGGGCAACTGTTAAAGAAGATGGCGAAGTTATTGGTTGCCACACAACTAAACAAGATGCTATTGATCAGATGGTTGCTGTTTCTATTGCTGAAGAAATTGAACCAGGTGGAGAAAGATTGAAGAAGAAAAACAAAATAAAAAAAACTGATTATCGTGTTTTGCCTGATAATTACAGACCATCTTTATCAGATGATGTTCCAGAGGGCAGGGCTTGTGGTAATTGCGTTTTTTACATTGAATCAGATGTTAAAGAATTTACTGGTGGTGAACTTCGTGCTTGGTGTGAGAAGTGGGATGATTATGTTAATGGTGCATATTATTGCAACGCTTGGCAACCAGCATTGGAAGATAGAGCAGAACCTAATTCATTGAATGTTAATGATTTTGTTTCTTGGAACTCATCTGGTGGTAGAGCACGTGGTCGTATTGAAAGAATAGTTAATGATGGAACTATCAATGTTCCTGGTTCATCATTTTCTGTCACAGGCACTCCTGATGATCCTGCTGCTTTGATAAGAATTTACAGACCAGAGGGTAATGGTTGGGATGAAACCGATACTCTTGTTGGTCACAAGTTTTCGACTTTAACTAAGATTGATGATTTACCTGAAGATACTTTGGATGAAGATGATAATGAGGAACGTCAAGTTAATTTGACTCCACCTGCTTATATGCGTGCCGCTGCTCGTAGAGGCCTTGAACTCAATCGTCAAGGTTTCGGTGGAGATGGTTTAACTGATAAAACTAAACAAGAGGCAAGAGATATGGCTGATGGTCGTGTGTCTGAGGATAAGTGGCGCAGGATTGCTCCTTGGATTGCTCGTCATCTTGTTGATTTAGATGCACCTAAGAATAACAATCCTGATGATTCTGGTTATCCTGGTGCTGGACTTGTTGCTCATTTGCTTTGGGGAAGTGGACCAAGTAAGCGTGCTGCTCAAAGAACTTTAGATTATGCCCAAGGTGTCATTGATAGATTAGATGCTGAACAAAATCAGTCTCGTTGGTCATCAATCAATGTAAACTTAAACAAAGAAGAAAAGGAAAACCAAGTGAATAAAGTTGAACGTAGAGTTAAAACTGATGTTGATTTCGAATTAAGAGTTGAAGCCGCAGAAGCAGATGGAATGCGTTTCACAGGTTACGCAGCAGTTTTCAACAGCAACTCAGAACCACTTCCTTTCATTGAAAGAATTATGCCTGGTGCTTTCAAGCGATCATTGAAATCACGTAACGAAGTTAAATTATTTAAGAATCATAATATGGATGAAGTTTTGGCTTCTACTCGTTCAAAGACTTTAAGACTCTCAGAAGATTCAAAAGGTTTACTTGCTGAAGCAACCTTGCCTGACACAACTGCTGGCCGAGATTTGGCTGTGCTTATGAAACGTGGAGATGTTCACGCAATGTCTTTTGGATTCTCAGTTCCATCCAGAGGAGACTCTTGGTCTGATGATGGGATGACAAGAGAATTAAAAGAAATTCGTTTACACGAAGTTTCTATTGTTACAGGTTTCCCAGCCTACGAAGCAACTACTGCATCAGTTAGATCATTAGATATTTTGGCTACTAGGACAAATGTTGATGTTGATGCTTTAGCAGATGCTTTAACCAAACTTGAATCAGGTGAGAAACTTCCTGATAGCCAAGCAGACTTATTACAAGAAGTCGTAACTAAGTTGAGAGAGAACACTCCATCTGCTGACGAGTTACTTGAAATCAAACGTAAACAAATCGACCTACTATATAAGGCTGTATAACAATGGATAAATCAAAAGTAAAAGACGCAATTCTTAAAGCAGCAGGTTATCCTGAATCTGGTGTTATCGCTGAACTAGCAGATGCTATGGCTGAAGCAGTTATCAACATTGATAAACCAGTTGAAATTAAAAAATTTGAACCTGTTAAAGAAACAAGAATTCAAGAAGTAAAAGAGACACGTTAAAAGTTTGTTAGACTAATGGTGGTTGCGTGGATGCCACCACCATTTTTACTGTCGAGTGAGCCTCGCAGATTGCATAAACACAAATCCATCCTATAAGGAGATTCAGTAATGTCTGAATACATTAAACAACAGCACGAAGCACGTCAAAAGTCTTGGGCAGAAGCCAAAGAACTTCTTGATGTAGCAGCAGCAGAAAAGCGCGATTTAACTGCTGAGGAAAATGCAAAATACGAACGTATTTCTGCTGACCTAGATTCACGCGCAAAGGTAATCGAAACCTTAAAAGCAGATGCAGATCGCGAACTTCGCGCTGCTGAAGCAATGAGAGGCGCAGAAAACCAAGCACGTCCAGTTGCAGAAGTACGCAACGAAAAAGATGACGCAGAAGCAATCCGTGCTATGGCACGTGGTGAAATCCGCTCATACGATTTCGAAAAACGTGATGTAACTAAGGGTTCAACTGGTTCACCAGTTCCAACTTCTTTCTACGATCAAGTTATCTTGCTTGCTAGAACAGTTGGCCCAATGCTAGAAACCTCAACCATCTTGAACACAGCAGGTGGCGAAAACCTACAAATTCCATCATTGAGTGCATACTCAACTGGAACTGTAACTTCAGAGGGCAACGCAATCGGAGAATCTGACCCAACATTCAACTCTTTCGTAACTCTTGGTGCATTCAAGTACTCATTCTTGACCCAAGTTTCACGTGAATTGATTGAAGATGCTGGTGTGGATATTCTTGGATTCCTTGCTGCACAAACAGGTAACGCAATGGGTTACGCAGTAAACGAAGCCTTAACAGTAGGCACAGGAACAGTACAACCAAACGGAATTGTAAACCGTGCAGGTTCTGCTGTAACTGGAACTGCATTAAATCCAACTGCTGATAACTTGATTGATCTTGTTTACAGCATTGACACAATGGGTCGTAGACTTCCTGGAACTGGTTTCCAAATGAACTCTGCATCTATTGCTAACGTGCGTAAGTTGAAAGATAATGCTGGACAATACTTGTTCACACCATCTCTTTCAGCAGATGCTCGCGACTTACTACTTGGTTATCCAATATTCGAAAACCCAGCAATGGCTTCAGCAGCATCAGCAGCCAAGCCTGTGATTTTCGGTAACTTGCCAAGTTACTACGTTCGCCAAGTTGGTGGATTGAAATTAGATCGTTCAGATGATTTTGCTTTCTCATCTGATTTGGTAACTTTCCGTGCAACATTCCGTGTTGATGGAAACCTAATTCAAACAAGCCACGTTAAATACTTCAAATCAAGCAACTCCTAATCCGAGTCTGATTTGAACAATCGTCTGGGACACGGAGCGCAGGCCGTGTCTCAGACATAAATCGTCTCCCATCTGTAATAAGGTGGGAGACACCTGCGTACATATGGAGTCTCTGCGTGAATCGTGAACAAAGACGTTCTTTAGAAAAACAAATTAAAAAAGTACAAAATGTTGTACAACACCCAAGACGAATTCTTTGGGTATCTAATGCACCTTGGGCTGCAACTGGTTATGGTCAGCAAACTGCTCAAGCAATTACAAGACTTAAAGCAGATGGCAATGATGTTGCTGTTGCATCAAATTATGGTTTAGAAGCATCTGCAACTATTTGGAATTCTCCTGCTGGAACTATTCCTGTTTACCCACGTGGAATGGATATGTGGTCAAATGATGTTATTCCTGCACATATGCACGACTGGTCAAGACGTGATTTAGATGCAGAACATTTGTTGATGACTTTGTTTGATGTTTGGGTTTTCAAAGGTGAGAAGTGGGCTGAATGGCCTGTTGCTTCTTGGACTCCTATTGATCACGTTCCTGCACCACCTGAAGTTGCTTCTTGGTCTCGTTTACCATTTGTTTATCCAATTGCTATGAGCAAGTTCGGTAAAGATATGTTAGAAAATGTTGGAATTGAATCTTGGTATGTTCCTCACGCAATAGAAAAAGTTTTCAAACCAACTAAAAGTTTTACAACACCAAATGGTGATGTAATTACTGGTCGCGAGTTTATGAAGATTAGTGAAGATAAATTTGTTGTTGGTATGAACGCAGCGAACAAAGGTGTCACACCTATTCGTAAAGCCTTTGGTGAAAATCTTTTAGCGTTCTCAATGTTTGCTAAAAAATATGATGATGCTGTTTTGTATATACATACTGATCCATCTGGTTCTATGGGTGGTATCAGAATGAATGATTTGATTTTGTCTTGTGGTATTCCACCTGAGAAAGTTATTTTCCCTGATCCTTATTTATTGCGTTCAGGAATCAATCAAGAAATTCTTGCATCAATATATTCTGGAATGGATGTTTTGTTATCGACAAGTATGGGTGAGGGATTTGGTATTCCAACAGTTGAAGCGCAAGCGTGTGGTGTTCCTGTTATTGTTTCTAATTTTGCTGCTTCTACTGAACTTTGTGGTGATGGTTGGAAAATCGGTGGGCAACCTTATTGGGATGCGCCGCAGAAGTCTTGGTTTCATATTCCATCTGTTCCAGAAATAGTTGATGCCTTAGTTCAGTCGTATAACAAAGGTCGCGGAGTTTCAGAAAAGGCTATCGAATTCGCTAAGCAATATGATGCCGATTTTGTGTTTGAAACTCAATGGAAACCTACTTTGGACAGCATATTTGCAAGAGTGGCTTCTGATAGGCCTAAAACAGCCTAAAAGGGCAAAATTAGCGAAGTTAGTGATTGGGGATAAGTAAGTTGATACCTGCAATGATTGTGCCTGTTTTAACACGCTATGACCTCTTAGACAGAATGATTGGGTCAATTAACTACGCAGTTAAAGATTTAGTCATCATTGACAATGGGGCAAAGCAATCTGATTGGTCACCAACTTGGAATCAATGGGTGTCAAAGATTTGGCATCTGAAGTTTCCTAGCAATCTTGGTGTTCCTGTTTCTTGGAATCTTGGAATCAAATCACTTCCACAATCTGATTACTGGTTGATTGCTAACTTTGATATTGAATGGAATGGAGATTCGTTAAAACTGTTCGCTGAACAATCAAATCCTGACACTTTACTTCTTTCAAATGGAAGCCCAGAATGGTGTGCTTTTTCTTTAGGATCAAAAATTGTAGAAAAAGTTGGTTTATTTGATGAATCTTTTGTTCCAGCCTATTTTGAGGACACAGACTACGAACGTAGAGCAGAATTTAATGGTTGCAAAATTGTTCATTCATTCATTCCTGTCGCTCACGAAAATTCATCTACACTAAAAGCAGGTTTTCAAAAAGAAAACGATTTAAGTTTTTCAGCAAACGAACAATATTTTTCTCAAAAAAGACAAAATCAAGATTTTTCTGAGGGAAAATGGGACATTAAACGTAGGAGAAGATTAAGTTGGGATTAAATTCAGTTTTTATTCACGAATCAGCAATAAAACGCAGATCATCTTTTGATTATGAACAAGTTGATGCAAAATTTACACCTAATTGGAACGAAAAACGTAATTCTGCTGATGGAATCTTAAAATCTTTTGAGGATGTTCTTTTAAGACTTGAATCAACTAATCATTGCAACTTCGCTTGTACTTTTTGCCCTCATCCAACAATGGAACGTGATAAAGGTTTTATGGATGAAACTCTCATCAAGAAACTTCTTGATGATGCCGCAGAACTAGGTTTCAAAATGCTTGATTTGCGTAATTTTGGTGAACCAATTATGGATAAGCGTCTTGCAAGTTTTGCTAAGTATGCAAGAAGTGTTGGTTTTACAAAAATTTATATTCACACTAACGGTTGGCCTTTAACAGCGAAACGTTTAGATGAATGGGGTGAAGCAGGAATCACGGATGTAAACCTCAGCCTTTCACCTAAGAGAGAGTTCAGCGAAACAAGACCTGGTATTCCTGTTGAAAAGTATTTTGCCAACATTGAAAAACTTATTGCAGATAAACCTCAATACTTAAATGTTTTAAGCGTTGATTACATTCGAACAGGTTTATCAAATGAAATAGAAGAAAAAGAATTCAAGGACTGGTTGGCTTCACTAAATATCCCTAAACGTATTGATATTGAATTACATAACTGGGCTGTTGGTGAAGATTCTTCTCATTATCGTTGTCACAGGCTTTGGTCAAGTGTGACTGTTCTTTGGGATGGAACTGTTGCTTTATGTTGTTTAGATTATGAGGGTGATTACAACCTTGGTGATGTTAAATCTTTAAGTTTGAAAGACCTTGTTAATAGTCCTCTTTATGTTGAGATAAGAAAGAACCATTCTGAGGGCAAGTTTCTTTCTAAGTGTGCTTCTTGCGATATGCCTAAACAAAAGGATTTGTAATGGCTTTACGTGTTTATACTGGCGGAACTTTTGATCTATTTCACGCAGGTCATATTAACTTTTTGAAACGCTGTGCTGAGATTGCAGGTATCGGTGGAACTGTAACTGTGTCCTTGAATACAGATGAATTCATTTTTGAATACAAAAAAACAACACCTATTTTGAATTATCAAGAACGCTTTGTTGTTTTGGATGCTTGCAAGTTTGTAAATTTTGTTGTTCCTAATATTGGTGGTGCTGATTCAAAACCTGCGATTGAGGATTGCAAACCTGATGTGATTGCTATTGGTTCTGATTGGGCTAGAAAAAATTATTACAAGCAGATGCAATTTGATCAAGATTGGTTGGATGAAAGAAATATTAGTTTAATTTACATTCCTTACACTAAAGGGATTTCTAGTACGTTAATTAAACAAAAAATATGATTGTTGTTGGAACAACGCCAGGTCGAGAGAATTGGTTGGCACAATGTTTGGCTTCTATTAAAAGACCAGTTCTAGTCTTATCTGATTTTACTTTTGAGTTAGGTAAGTTTAATTGGATTATGCAAAACACAAAAATTGAGCGTTTTATGTATTTAGCCGATTCAGTTGTGGTTAAAGATGACCGACTTTTTGAGATGCTAGATGAACAAGGTTCTATTGCTTTTAGTAGTGACCCTGGTATTTATGGAATGTATTTAGGTATTTATGAACGCAAGGTTTTAGAACAGATTGATATTCCTTACCCTAAAGATAAAAAAGAGGTTATTGAATTTGAATTGTCTTGGACTCAAAAGTATGCTCAGGTTGCAAAGAATGTGCGTATTGCTTTTGATAACTTGACTGATGCCAAGTCTAAAAGGAAAGAAGTATTATTTGGACGTAATAACCTTGTTTTGGAGAATGATTTTCTCATCAAATATAAAGGGCATTGGGGTCAGCAAGTAGTCTAAACTAGGACTAAGACTTAGGAGTTATTTTGGCTATCACAAACGGCTATGCCTCACTCAACGAAGTGAAAGCGGCCTTACGGATAACAGACTCGATTGACGATTCTCTTTTGGAGATGGCAATTGAATCTGCATCAAGACTTATAGACGGTTATGCCGCACGCCAATTTTATTCATCTGGAACTGCTACAAGATACTTTGTTGCTCAAGATGATTTCGTTGTTGAAGTAGACGATCTTGCAAACGGAACTGTAACTATTACAACAGCGCAAGATGCTGATGGTGTTTTTGATACAACTTGGGGAACTGACGATTACCAACTTGAGCCGCTGAATGGTGTTCTTGATGGCATTCCTTGGCCTTATACAACTATCCGTGCTGTTGGTGATTACTTGTGGCCTATTGAGGGCGGAGAAGCGTTAATCAAAGTTCAAGGAACTTATGGTTGGCCATCTGTACCTATTGCAATTAAACAGGCTTGCGTTATTCAGTCATCAAGAATTTACAAACGTTTAGACAGCCCTCTTGGTGTCGCTGGATTCGGTGACCTAGGTGCAATTAGAGTTTCATCACAACTTGATCCTGATGTTGCACAACTTGTTATGCCTTACAGAAGATTAAGAAACTTCATTTAATGGCATCCGTATCCTCAATTAGAACTGGTCTTGCAACAAGACTTGGAACTATCACAGGTTTAAGAACTTCAGCATTTATGCCTGACAATCCAAATCCACCTATCGCTGTTGTTATGCCATCAAGTGTTTCCTATGATGATGTTTTCAAAAGAGGTATGCAAACTTACGTTTTCAATGTCCTTGTCATTGTTGGCAGGGTAGATGAAAGAACTGCGCAATCAAATCTTGATGCCTATGTTTCAAGCACAGGCAACTCAAGCATCAAAAGAGCAATTGAGGGTGACAAAACTCTTGGCGGAGTTGTGTTCGATACAAGAGTGACTGAGATGAGAAACTACGGCCAATTGATAGTTTCTGAGGTAACATATCTAACAGCAGAGTTTACAGTTCTTTGCTACGCAGACTAGGAGTAATAACACAATGCCAAAATTCGCTGCAACCGACTATGATGTCAAAATCAATGGTTCAGATTTTTCAACAACTCTGAATTCAGTTGAATTGTCACAAGAGGCTGACGATTTAGAAACAACCGCTTTCGGTTCTTCTTGGAGAACTAGAATCGGTGGATTAAAACAAGCATCATTAACACTTAACTTTATGCAAGATTTTGCAGCAGGTTCAGTTGATGCAACACTTAACCCATTATTAGGATCGATTGCAACAGTTGTAATCAAACCTACAAGTGGAACAGTAACTGCAACAAACCCAACTTACACAATGACAGCATTGGTAACCCAATACTCACCATTCGCATCAAGCGTTGGCGATATTGCTACACTTTCTGTTACTTGGCCTGTATCTGGCTCAGTAGTTCGTGGAACTGCTGCGTAATTAAAAAAGGAAACAAATGAAAATCAACCTGCGCGTGAATTACAATGATGGTAATTCTAAAGAAATAGTTTGTTCAGCAAGAGACTTAGTTGCGTTTGAAGAAAAGTACAGCAGGTCAGTAGCAAAACTCGAATCAGAGTTCAAACTTACTGATCTGCTTTTTCTTGCTTGGCATTCTGAGAAAAGAACCAATGCAACTAAAAAAGAATTTGATAATTGGTTAGATGAAGTTGATGAAATTGGTGTTAGCGACTCAGACCCAAAATAAAGCCGCTCGGAGAAAACTCTGAGCATTGGTATATTGCTTATTTGGCTTGTGAGACTGGGATTGCTCCCTCTTTGCTTTTACAAGAGTCTGACCGTATGCTTTTCACATTAGGAATGTACTTGCGTTGGAAAGCATCCGAACAAAATAAGAGGTAATTGTGGCTATTGGACTTTCAACTGAAGTTCGTGGTTTACGTGAAACTCTAATAGAAATTAAAGCATTAGATAAAACTTTATATGATCAGTTAAATTCTGATATCAAAAATGCTTCTTTACCTTTCGCTAAAGGCATTGAGAATGCTTTACCTAAATCTGTTCCTCTAACTGGTTTTACCCATAGTGGCGCTACTGCTTTCAAATCATCTGATAATAAAACTGAAGTTAAAACTGGTAGAAAAAAACCCAGAGGCAATACACCAACAGCATTATTGAAAGTTGTTGTTAAAGGTCGTGGGTTGGCTATTGTTGATATGGCTGGTCGTAAGAAAACTACTGGTCGTTCATCTGGTCGTTCTAAACCATCTGGTCGTAGGCCAACTGGTTACAGATTGAATGGTCAAGGCACAGCATTGATTCGTAATTTGAATAACATTCACAAAGCATCTCGCTTTGTTTGGCCTGCCGCTTTGAAAAATCAGAATTTGATTGATAATAGTATTGAACGTTCTTTACAAGAAGCATCAGCGAAAGTAAACAGAAACTTATTGGTGGTTAAATAGTGGCAATTATTGTCCCGATTCTCACGCAATTTGATGACAAAGGAATCAAGTCTGCTGTTAGAGAGTTTGAGAGAGCCAAAACTACTTTAGGTAAATTTGGTGCTATTGGTGATGGTTTCAAAGCAATTGGAACAAGCCTCACAAAAAATGTGACAGTTCCGCTGGCTGTTGCAAGTGCTGGTATTTACAAACTTGTTCAAGCAGGATCAACACTTCAAGAATCTATGTCCAAAACCAATGCTGTTTTTGGTGCTAACGCGCAAGCAGTTCAAAATTGGTCTAAAACTACAAGCACAGCATTTGGTGTTTCACAACAGCAAGCACTTGAGGCCGCTGGAACTTACGGAAACCTTTTCAGAGCATTCGGTCTTGGTTCTAAGCAAGCACAAGATATGTCTACAAGACTTGTTGAACTTGCAGCAGATATGGCTTCTTTCAACAACGTTCCAATTGATGACGCATTGGTTGCTTTACGTTCAGGTCTTTCAGGTGAAACTGAACCATTAAAACGTTTTGGCGTTGCCCTTAATGAAGTAAGACTTAAAGAGGAAGCGTTAAGACTTGGTTTAATTACAACCACTTCTGGAACATTACCAATTGCAATTAAAACGCAAGCGGCCTATTCGTTAATCCTTAAAGACACAGCATTACAGCAAGGAGACGTTGCAAGAACTTCTGGTGGGTTTGCTAACCAAATGAAGTTTTTACAAGCAGAAGTTTCTAACGTTAAAGCACAAATTGGAACTGCTTTACTCCCAGTTGTACTTCAATTTGTTGATGTTTTAAGAAAAGATGTTATTCCTTTAGTTCAACGTTTTGCTGATTTTATGACAAGTTTGAGTCCTAAAGTTATTGAAGTCGGTCTTAAAATTGGTTTATTTGTTGCAGCAGTCGGACCTTTATTATTTATCTTTGGAAGTTTAATTGGTTCGATAAAAACATTTATTGAAGTTTTCAAAATACTTAATCTAACCTTTTTATTGAGTCCAGTTGGTTTAGTGATCGCAGGTCTTGTTGCCTTATCAATAGTTGTTATCAGGGCTTGGAAAACTTCTGACACATTCCGTCAAGGAATAGCAAAACTAGGAAACGCATTTATTGGATTCGTTGAGGGCGCAATAAACTATGCAATCAAAGGTTTGAACTTCTTTATTCAAACTATCAATAAAGTGATCAGAGGCTTGAAGTTCTTTGGTGTAGATATTGAAGAAATCGGTGAAATTTCAGAAGTTGCTTTTGGTCGCTTATCTTTCAGCGCAGTTGAAGCCAAAAACTCTATGGGTGCTTTAGCAGCACAAACAGACACTTTAGGTATGAATGTTGCTGATCAAGTTGTTCCTGCTATTGATGATATGAACCAAGGATTAAACGAATCTTCTACTGCTATGGGTAAGGCTAAAGATGCTGCAAAGAGTGCGGCTCAAGCAATTGTTGATAATCTTGAAGATTCTTTACGTAAAGCAGAATCAGCCCTTGAAGATATAAAAGGTAAATTTAATGATTTCAAAGGTGCAATCGGAAATACAATTACAGGAATTTTAGATTTTGGCAAAGCAGCAGAATCTGAAGATTTCTTAAAAGGTTTAGCAGATCAAGCAACTAAAGCAACTTTGTTTGCTGACAAAGTTAAACAACTTGTTGTTCTTGGTTTGAATGAACGCGCTATTCGTCAAGTTTTGGATGCAGGTTTTGATGCTGGTTCAAAGATTGCTGACAGCATTATTATTGGTGGTTCAACTGTTGTTGAGCAAATAAATACTCTTGTTGATTCTGTGTTTACCGTTGCTGACCAAGTTGGTGAATTCGGTGCTGTCGCTTTTTATGATGCTGGTGTTAAGCAAGCAGAGGCAATGGTTGCTGGCATTAAAGCCGCTTTAGATTCAGCACGCGCTGAACTTAAATCTTTAGTCGATACTTTGCCTACTGGTCCATCTGCTCCATCTGGCCCTGCTGTTCCTGGAACACCAAATGTTGAGAAACCACCTGTAACACGTAAACCTTTATTGACAGTTAATCAAATTGCAACTATTGGAAAACTTCCTGATCCAGCGTCACGTCATTACACAGCCTTAGCAACAGCGTTACAAAATAAAACTATTCGTATGGCAAAGGGTGGAATTGTTACAGGCCCAACTAATGCTCTTATTGGTGAAGCAGGACCTGAAGCAGTTATTCCTTTGAGTGGTAAAAATGCTGGAATGGGAAGCACCTACAACATAACCGTTAATGCTGGTATCGGAACAAACGGTGCGCAAGTAGGTAGAGACATTGTTGAAGCAATCAGAAAATATGAACGCACCTCTGGTCAAGTGTTTGTGAGAGTCTAAATGGCCTTACCAACAAAAACAGTTGAAATAGGTTTTGATTTAACTTCTCAAGGTGGACCATTTTTCACTCTTGATGATGAAGTTCAAGGTGTTTTAGATAACACAGAGTTTACTCTTGGTGGAACACTTTTTTATGATGTAACAGATTATGTGATTTCAATAAATACTGATCGTGGTAAAAGTCGTGAACTCGATAGATATGATTCAGGTAACCTAGAAGTTATTTTTGATAACACAACACGTGTTTTTGATCCCCTTTATACTTCAAGTCCTTATTTCGGTCAGATTGTTCCTCACCGTGAAATAAGAATTAAATCTAATGGTTCAGCAGTTTTTTATGGTTTGATTGATGATTGGAATTTGTTGTATCAACCATCTGGTGATAATCAGGCTGTTGCTTTGGCTTCTGATGGTTTTACTTTGTTAGCCACACAAGCCTTAGCCGCTCATACTGCTATTCCTCAATTGACTGGTGAAAGAATTAACGCTGTTTTGGATAGACCTGAAGTTAATTGGCCTTTGGCAAATAGAAATATTGATGTTGGAACAATAAATTTGCAGGGTGATGAAGTTTCTGATGGTACTGGCGCTTTGACCTATTTACAACTTGTTGAGCAAACTGAGGGTGGATCGTTTTTTATTGATAATTCTGGTAACGCAACTTTTCAAGATACTTTGGCTGGTCCAAGTTCTACTGGTTTAGTTGTTTTGACTGATGATGGTACTGGTATTCCTTTTTCTAATGTTGCAGTTGTTTATGGTTCAGAATTTTTATATAACCGTGTAGTTGTAACTAGGGCTGGGGGTAATCCCCAAACTGTTGATGATTTTGGTTCGCAATCTGCTTATGGTATTTCTTCATACAATTTGGATGGTTTGTTATTTAATTCTGATGTTGATGCTTTGGCTTTGGCTGATTCTCTATTGGGCGAATATTCTGAACCTGAATATCGTTTCGATTCGATTACTGTTCAAATGTCGGAACTGACAATAGAACAACAAAACAATTTATTGGCTTTAGATTTAACTGATCAAATTGAAGTTAAATTTACTCCTAATAACATTGGTTCTCAGATTGTCAAATATGGAGAAATTATTGGTATTGCACACAATATTGGTATATTTGTTCACGAACTAACATTCAAGTTAAGTACCCTTGATTTCGCTGAATTTGTGCTTGATGATGCCGTATTTGGTCTACTCGACACAGGTCGATTAGGCAATTAGAATAACCCTAAAGAAAGGTAGTTAAATGGCAGGTGCAGGTTTTAGAACGTTTACTGCTGGTGATGTTTTAACAGCAGCCCAAGTAAACACTTTTTTGATGCAACAATCTTTAATGGTTTTTGCTGGAACTGCTGCACGTGGTAGTGCGATTGCTTCACCTAGTGAGGGAATGTTCACTTATTTAACTGATACCAATGCTTTAGAATATTATGATGGTGCAGCGTGGCAAGCCTTTACTTCAGGTGGCGGCGGAGCAACATTAAACGAATTTTTATTGATGGGCGCATAAGGAGAAAATAATGGCAACAAATTACAAAGTATTAGCGCAAACTAATCCAAGCGCAACAACAGCAGCGGATGCTTACACAGTACCAAGTGCTACTCAAGCAGTTATCTCAACAATTGTTATTGCAAACGTTGGAACAGTAGATGCGTCTTACAGACTTTCAATCAGACCAAATGGTACAGCCCAAGAAAACAAACATTACATTGCTTACAACACCCCAATACCTGCAACAGATTCAATCGCCTTAACTTTAGGTGTGACAATGGATGCTGCTGATGTTGTGACTGTTTACGCATCTAATGCAAATTTAAGTTTTAATATATTTGGCGCAGAAATAGTCTAAATGTCTGCAATCAGATTAGGTAACACTAAAAATGGTGTACCAAAATATTCTAATTTTGCAACCAACGGCAGTCTTACTATTGCTATGGATTATGTTGTAGTCGCTGGTGGTGGTGGCGCTGCATTTACAGGTATTACTGGTTCGCGTGGTGGTTCAGGTGCAGGTGCTGGTGGTTATTTAGCAGGTACTGCTACTGCTTTTCCACGCAAGTTTTCAATTACTGTTGGCGCTGGTGGTGGAAATAAAGTCGCTGGTTCTAATTCGGTTTGTAGCACTTTTACTGCTGTCGGTGGTGGTGCAGGTGTAGAACAAGCAAATGCTGGAAATGCTGGTGGTTCTGGTTCAGGTGCAGGTGATTCATCTGGTGCATTATCAGGTGGTGCAGGAACTTCTGGTCAAGGTAACGCTGGTGGAAGTATCCCAGGTTCAAGTTCAAATGGTGGTTCTGGTGGCGGTGGTGGTGGCGCTGGTGGCGCTGGTGCTGTTGGAGTTACAAATGGTGGTTCAGCCCGACCTGCTGGTGGTACTGGTGTAAGTAATTCAATTACTGGAACTTCTGTAACTTACGCTGTTGGTGGATCAGGTGGTTCACAAAACGCTGGTGCTGCTGCTCCAGCAACAAATGCTGCAAAAGGTTCTGGTGGAAATGGACCTGATGGTAATAGTGGTACAGGTACAGCAGGTAGAGAGGGAATTGTAATTCTTAAATATCCTAGTACTTACACATTTACAGCAGGCGCTGGTTTAACTTTCACTTCTGCTACTGCTGCAGGTTTTACTGTGACACAATTTACTGCTGGAAGCGATACTGTGGAGTTTATCTAATGGGTGTCATTAGATTAAGTGAAGTAAATCAAAAAGTTAAATACACAAATTTTGCAGCAAACTTTCCTTTTATTCGTCTTGTTGAAGTTTTAGTTGTTGGTGGTGGTGGTGGTACACAAAACGCTGTTGCTGGTGCTCGAGGCGAAGGTGGCGCTGGTGGTGGTGGCGTAATTAGTGGTAACGCATTTCTTCCAAAAAGATTTTTGGTAACTGTTGGCGCTGGTGGTACTGGTGGTGCTTCATCTACTAATGGTTCTAATTCTGTTTGTAATACTCTTACTGCTTTTGGTGGTGGAAGAAGTATCACAACTTCATCTGGAGCAAATGGTGGTTGTGGCGCTGGAGCAAGTGATGCTAGTGCTATGAATTTTGGTGGTAACAGCACCTCAAGTCAAGGTAACGCAGGTGGAAGTAAAACAACAAGTGGTAATGATGGTGGCGCTGGCGCAGGTGGTGGTGGTGGTGGTGGTGCTGGACAATCCGTTATTACAACAAGTGCAACAGGT